CATCTCGGCTTCCTGCGACACCCAGTAGTTGTACATGCGCTGGGCGTCCTTGGCATTCCTGACCAAGCCGCTGATGTGGATCTCTCCGTCAACCTCAAATTCGTTGCCGATCACGCGCACCACCGGGATCCACTTGCCGGCCCAGTCGCGCTCCTCGAGGATCTCGTACCCGTTGGTCTTGCACCACTTCACGCGCTGTTGCTCGGCCTGCCGGCTGCGCAGGGGCATCAGGCCCATAGCACGCATCTGCCGGTCCTCTGGCGAGTCTTCAAACGCCGTCATGCCATCGGGGTACAGGTGCAGCGTCTTGAGCTCCTTCTCGATGTAGAAGTACTCCGCGATCCGCACCATGTTCTCGTTCAGCCAGTACCCCGACGTTGAGTCGCCCACGCTGTACGACAGTAGGGTCGAAACCGGCGCGGCCTTGGGGTACAGGCGTTCGTACTCTTTCTTCGTCAGGTCTTGCGTGATGAAGCAGAACTGCGCGTCAGCACCGCACGGATCCTGGATCAGCGGATCCATGTACACGCTGAACGAATTGCGGATACGGCCGATGCGAATGTCTTGGTCAAACGCGTCGGGGTCGCAGTATTCCGTCAGGATGCGGATGTAGCCCTCGCCAAACGTCACCTGGTTCTCGCAGGCCGTGTCGTAGGCCACGTCCGCGTCGGACATGTACTCGATGTGCCGCACGATGCCGTCGAAGATCTCCGCGACTTCCGGATCGGCCTTGTCGTCCGCAGGAATGACCTTGCCGCTGGGGCGGTTCTGGCGCTGGTCGTTGGTGACCGACTTGACGTGCTGCGGCAGCTTGTTGATCGTCAGGCACGGCCTGGCATTGATCGTCTGGCCCTGCACGCTGCCGCGAGTCGCCAGCACATCCTGCGGCCACTGCCACGAATTGTCCGAACTGCCGGCATAGAACTTCAGATCGTCCAGCTCGTTCTGTCGCGAATTCGACACCGCAGCCTGCGCCATCGTCATGCGCTGACGCATCTCGGCCAGAAAATCCGCGTCCTGCTTGCCGCCAGCAGCGGCCACGCGGGCCCCGGCAATGCCGGTGGGGTCGGAGGTGCGGTTGTACGCCATTACTTCTTCTTTGCAGGCGCGGGCTTTTGCGCCTCGCGTTTGACGTTGTACGCGATGGCGACAGCCTGTTTCTGGGGCTTGCCGGCCTGCATTTCAGCCTTCACGTTCTTGCGAAACGCGGTGGAAGACGCTGATTTCACCAGAGGCATGTCATTTCCCCTTCTTTGCCGTCTTGGCCGACTCTTTGAACGCCTTGGCCGTCGGCGCGCCCGCAGCGCCCGGTTTGCGCATTTTCTCACCGCTGCCGGCAGCGATGCGCTCGCGTTTGGCGTGGATTGCCGCGTAGAGGCCTGGATCGCCGGGTTTTTTCTGCGGCATGATCAGCACTTCCAACGTTTCAAAGCAGCCTTGGCTCGCTCGCCGTTCTCGGCCTTCGCGGCGACGCCAGACATTCTCGAGCAAAACGACGCTTTTCGGCCCTTATCCGCCTCAGTCTTCGGACTCGGCGCAGGCGCCTTGAGATTTGACCCCGTCTCGCGGTTATAGCGCTCGCGCCCCTTGGCCGTCAGGCCCGCGCCCTGCGACGTGGGCAATTTCTCGCCCCGGCCGACGCTCAGAGACACGGATTTCTTCGCCATCACCGCTCCCGGAGGCCCTCAGTGAGCCATCCAACCCGCCGAAACCACGCCGCGATCACTGATCGAGCGGCGCTGCTCCTTGGCATTGTACTCCCTGTGGGCCAAAGGGAACGCAAACGTGCATGCCAGCGCGTCGGCAGCGTCCGGCGACGCCAGGCCGCGCGATTTCATGTCCTTCTTCGACTCCAGGTACACCGTTCCGCTGCTGTCGGGCTTCGTCTTCGGCCCCGTCAGGTCGGCTTTCAACTGCCGGTCAACGGGTACGTGCGCCGATTTCAGCCAGTCGCGCATTGCGCCCCACAGTTCGGCGCGCTTGTTGCCCCACATCACGCTGGCCTTTGCCTTCCAGCCGAAATTCACGCCCCTGACCTTGAACCGCTGCTCCGTCAGGCGGTCCAGAATCCCGTATCCCAGCCCGCCCTCGTCAATCACCGTCAGCGCGGGCCGAAATTCCTCGATGGCGTCGATCACGTGCCCCACCACGGTCATCGTGTCATCGCCCCGATACCGCCGAATCGCCACCAGATCACGCCCCTGACGGGCCACAATCACGGTCGAGTCCGCGCCACTGCGCGCGGGGTCCACGCCCAACACAATCGGCGCCGTGGGATCCTTGTACGCCGGCCGCTTTACGGCGTCGTCCACCAGGCGCGGCGCGATGAACTGGTCTTCGCCGGCAGCGGGGAACTCCCCGTACACCTCAACCCGCGCCTCGCGCGAGTCCTCGCCGTACTCGTCAATGATCTGCTGGTACACCCGCTGGTCGGTGCCCTCGACGCTGCGGGCGTCGATCTGGATGTTCTTCCAGAAATCCCGCTTGGCGTGGAAGCACTCGAAAAAATACCCCTCATTGCGACGCGGGTTCGAAAACGCCAACCAGTACCTGTCCAGGATGTTCTCCGTGAAAAACCCTGCGCCCACCGCCCAGATCGGATCCGGGATGCCCGACGCCTCGTCGAACACCAGCATCATCCCGTCCATGTTGTGCGTGCCCGCGTAAGCGTCCGGGTTCTCCTCGCTCCACAGCCGGCCCTCGGCCGCCCAGTAACGGGTGCCTTTCTTCAGATCGCGCTCAACAATCTGCGTCAGCCACTGCGCCGGCATGAGCTTCGTAGCACTGATTTCCCACCAGTGACTGTTAATCAGCATCGCTGACCATTTCGTCAACTCGCCCCAGGTCACGCCGCGCAACTGCGCCTCGCTGTTTGCGCTGACCATCACCGTGCTGCCGATCCGCGTCGAGAGCATCCACAGAATCAGCCAGCTCACCAGCGCCGACTTCCCGATCCCGCGTCCGCTCGACACCGCCGCCCGCAGGGTGTCCATCTCCAACTGCCCACGATTCGCCCCGATGTGATCCCTCATCATCCGCAGCACCCGACGCTGCCACTTCCGTGGCCCGTCGAACGCCGCCAGCGGCGTGTTCGGCTGCCCCCACGGAAACGCCAGCAACACAAACGCTTCGGGGTCGTCCCGAATACGCGGCTCCCACAGGCGCGTCATCAGCGCCTGCTCCTCGGTCGCGGTGTATATCGGCTTCTGCATCAGCGCGTCACACCCGGCAGCGGCCGCGGCGCCGCCCGCATCATCGTCGGCGCGCCCTGCAAATACACCTCCGCAGGCCGCGGCGCCGTCATCGGATACGCCTGTTCAATCTGCCGAACAATCTCACTCCACCGAGCCGGATCCGCGCCAGGCGGCGGATTATTCCTCCAATCGCCCGGCCCCGGCCGACGGCCGACCATACCCATCGCATTCCTAGCCTGCGGCACCCCACCCATCATCGGGCCCAGCGCCATCAGCGCATTCATCACATTGCGCTCAACCTCACCCGGAATCCGAC